CCACCAGAGATAGTTTTCTTGATGATATATCAGCTAATAGAGACATGCGACTAGAAAGAATTTTAGCTATGTCCTTGTTAGTCGTGTCCTTGTTTCCATTAAAAAGAAATGGGTGTTGTGGCACAGTCACGATACAAGTATTTGATGCTCTGATCTGTCTGTCAGACACTACGGGCTTACCATTAGTAACAGTAGAATTCTTATCTACGTGCTTATACTTATCCCATTCTGTAAGGTAGTCATAATCGTTTATTTTCATCTGTTTGTTGATGATGTCATACGTCACGACACGATTAGACAGATGACCGACTTTATTACTATTCAGTAGATTAAAATCTTCATCAGCAATGAATTCATCTACCAAAGAATATGACCTATCGAGATTGGGTTTTTTCAATTGGATGTTGTTACTGATGTCAGGTACTTTAACATCTGTTGGAGCATAGATGTAACGAGCAAAACGGAAATTCTTTTTTGCTTGCATGTCGATCAGTTCTTGTATCGAACCAAAAACAAAGGTCTTATTTGTCTCATAGAAAACGAAATTCGAGCCGTCATTATCCGTTCTCAAAGATCGTGATGCTATGTAGTTTAGGCATTTGAAAGGAGACCAGCTAGGGCTATTGAATGTGATGACGTTTTTTGTATCATCTAGCACCAACAATTCGCTCTGATCGAGTGATTCGGCACCATCAATCGTGTTTCTAGGCATCTTCAAAGTTTTATCGAATAAATCAGCAGCAAGCATTCCGGCATTGCCAGAAAATGTACCATTAATGTTTGCTACGGAATCGACAAAACCTTCTTGTGAAATGAAATTTAGAGTAAAGCCCTGAGTCCTGTCACCTAATGATGCTATCTTATCATTGACCGAATATATCTTGAATGTTTTGTATATTTCATCTTCGTCTGGAAATGAAGGCGTACTCATTCTCAGGCGTAATAATTCCTCACCAACAATAGGCAATACATTGATTAAATCTTGACCATCAGCGATAACCACATTACCGGATAGACAAGGAGCAAAAATTTCTTCGTATAGATTTATTTCGACAAACAGACCACGCAGATCATACTCTTGTCCTGTTCGTGAAATGAGCATGACTTCATCTACCTGTACATCACCAGCATACGATATTTTGTTTTCTACAGATGTACTCATTTTGTAAGTTTCGCTAGTTCGTTAAAGTTCTTGATGAACGCATGAAGTAATCCACGATTCAATACTTTTATATAACGTTTTTCATCATTGATTTCTGTCTCATACGCTAAGTTCGATACTGGATACGTACCGACTGCATTACTGGTTACGTATCCGGCAGCATCGACATAATGGTGTGTAGCGTAGAGATTATCAACACCATATTTATCGATGGTATAGTTCGTTAGTACTAATTGTGGTAGCGCCCAATCATTCCACACATAGATGATTTCGTTACATAACAAAAGCACCCAATGATATTGTGTAGAACCATAAAAGTCGAACGCTAATGATTCTGGCGTTTCCCCATCCTTCACATAGTATTCTTCGTAAAGAAACGCACTCTGTTTAAATTCATCAGACACAGAAATTCTAGTGAGAATATTCGTCACTAGACTCTGTATATTACCTGATGTGTATAGTATGCTTTGATATTGGTCGAAGAACATATTAGGAGTCTTCCTTTATTCTGTTTTTTGTCATTTCGATTTCCCTAGTATGACGAAGTTATTAATTTCATCAATACCCATCTTTAATTCTATTCTTCGTAAGTAGTTCAAGTTCTCTGAATACTAATGTCATTGTCACTTCAACCGGAGCACCATCATTGAAACTACTGAATTTATTCATATCGTTGTTATACGAAACAGAGCAGTTTTCCAGCGCGCATGTCGCTATTTTATTCAGGTATTTATTTTCTTCGCCTTTGAAGTAATAGACGATATCAAACTGACTCGGAAACTTAAAGAATAAACCAGTATCCGATAATTCAGGGTGTTGATGAAATTTGAACGTGTTGATGATGTCCTGTACCGCCTTCATTTCCTTTTGACTCTTTGGCATGAAGTGATAATAGAATTCAAATGTCCTAAAATCTATCTGCTTGAAAATCTGTTCGCGGAATGGATTAGGAATTTCTTTTGTGATGGCAGCAGCGACAGCTTCCCCATTGAAACCACCACCGATTGTCCCTATCGTATTTCCCATTTTTGAGTTACCAGGAATTTTGATCGCGTTCCGCATTGCGATCTTCGCCATGTCACCGCCGCTATTCATTATCGTGCTATCAGCAGCAGAACTGCCACCGCTTATAATACCGCCTAAAGTACCTAATTCAGTCTCCATCCAACGAGCATTATAGGTAGAAGTGGGAACACTGTTTAGGTGTAATGTGATTACATCAGAAATGCGTTGATACTGAGTTTTCGGAAACGCAGCCGCAACAGCAGCACCACCAACAGCACCAGCGAATGCACCCCCAAGAGCAGTGATAGCAGCACCCTTTAAGCTAGTGTTACCACCAAGCTTATTAAACACTTTCAATAGACTCATAGATGATGCTGCACCAGCACCAGCACCAGCAGCGGCTAACAAACCAGTCTTGGCGTTTTCGTTATTTACATTAGCACCAGTGTTCTTGACATAACCAATGACTTTTTCATTACTCAACTTGGTCGCAGTGCCTTCTGGTACGTTAATATAGAAACAAACGTAGTGTTGTAGTGTAGGGTCGACAGCTACATTTTCTGGATAGCGAAGATGACTAACATCATACGTTTCCGCGTCAATATTAAACGGTCTTTTATTTATTTTTTCTGGCTCTGACATACGCTTTTCCTAAATAGGTATTTTGCATTATTTAGGAAAAGCGTATGTCTATCAATGATCTGTATAAAGAAACTACGCCAATCGCGTAGGAACCGATGCGTGTAAAAGAAACCAACGAAAAAAATAAAGCACCGATTATACACAAATGTACAGTGTGTGGTCTAGAGACTACAAACATAACAAACATCAAAAGATGGCATAATAGTAAATGTAGAAAGAAATAAAAATGTACGGAAAAAATACCCTCAAAGGTAAATTCACTCCAAAGAATCCGAGTAAATATAAGGGCAATATCACGAACATCATCTATAGAAGTTCGTGGGAAAAAAAAATGATGATCTATTGTGACCTAAACAAGAATGTCGTTTCGTGGAGTTCCGAAGAATTTCATGTCAAGTATATCAGCCCAAAAGATAATCAGGTTCATAGATACTTCATTGATTTCGCTATAAGTATTAGAGACAACGAAGGTAAGTTACAGAATTGTTTGATAGAAGTAAAACCATACAATCAAACAATACCACCACCAGAACCAAAAAAGAGAACTAAACGGTACTTGATGGAACAAATGACCTACGGAATCAACATGGCTAAGTGGGCGGCAGCAAGAGCATTTTGCGAACAGCACAATTTGAAATTCTTGGTATTTACAGAAAATGAGTTAGGTATAAAACGATGATGAATTTTAGTAGAAATAATCCCTTTAAAAATTTCAAGCTATCGAAAAAGGGACTGTATGATAGCATGGATTGGTTCTCAAAAGTTGTAGGTTCGATGTTTAGACCAGACGCACCAGCGAACGGAAACGCCGATGCGATGCCGAATAGATTAAAAGAAATCAGTGTACCTAAAGGTCTTCAACTAGGTAGCTTGTATCTACAATCATACGATGCGAAATGGAAAGACGAATTGCCTGTATGGGATCAATTGCCTTTATTTTTCATGCTGCGATTTCTTCCTGATGGTTATCTCGGTCTGAATCTTCACTACATGCCTTTGGACGTTCGTATAGGCGTTTTGGGTACGCTGATGGAGTATTCCAACAATACCAGAATGGATGATTCTACAAGGCTGCGATTGTCGTGGAATCTCATCAATTCCGTATCGAAACTAGACCCACTAAAAGATTGTGTGAAACATTATTTGTTCGATCATGTGACATCAACACCAACGTATATCACACCTACCCAATGGATACACACAGCTAGTCTCCCTTTAGCTAAATGGGTATATAAAAAGGATAAAAAATGAGAGAACGCGGAACAATAAAAACTACAGATGGTTCTGGTAGTTTCAGTAAATTCGTACAGTTCGTAAAGAACACAAGTCTCAGCAGACAAAACAGATTCTTGGTAGAGATAAACGGCTATTCTGCGCCAGACGCTGACATAAACAAAAATATCACTAACGAACAAGTTAGTCTGTTGTGTGACTATACATCGCATCCTGCATTTTCTGTTCACGTCAAAGATGCTAAAGTAAATAACGGTAGTATATTGCGACCAGATGGTGTTTTAGATTACCACAATGTGACCAATTTTTCTTTTTTATTAGATCAGAATAATAATCTGAAAATGTATTTCGTGAATTGGATGAACAAAATCATTGACAGAGAAACACAGTATGTTGGCTACCAATCAGATTATCTAGCAAACGTAATTAAGATTCATCAGTTAGATATGGCTGACAATATCACATACACGACCGAATTGTATGATGCCTATCCTATAGAAGTCAGTAACGTAGAAGTATCACAACAGGCTTCAAACGCATTCAATCGCATTTCTGTACAGATCGCATTTTCTAAGTGGGATGGTTTCAGTAGCAATTCTCAGGTGGATATGGATAGGATAAATACTACATACGACGCATCCACTGTAAATAAATTTTTTTAAGGAAATGATATCATGAGTCTACCAACACCAGTAGTCACAACCTATACAACTAAGCTGCCATCTGATAATAGAAAAGTAAAGTATCGCGCGTGGATTGGTAGTGAAGAAAATGCATTACAAACAGCATTGATGGATGACGATAAACAGACTATTGAGAATACCATGTACTCAGTAATCGAAGCATGTACGTTTGGTGCATTGAAACCTGAGAATATGACCGATGTAGATATTGACTGGATGATTACACAGTTAAGAGCAAAATCGGTAGGTGAAATTGTAGAGTTGGTTACGCCATGCCCATCGTGTTCAAAGCAGATCGATTTCGGTGTTAATCTGTTCGATGCTGTAGTAAAAGACGATCTAAAAGAGAGACGCGATCAGGCGATTAAAGTTGATGGCGATATCTGGTTCAAATTGAAATTACCAACACGAACAGCATATCAAGAATACATCAATTCTGCGAACCCAGAACCAGAACAATTATTAGCATCAATGATCGAAATAATTTATACCAATGACACAACGTATAGCCCAGAAGACTATACCAAAAAAGAATTAGTTGATTACATTCTGACGTTCAATAAAAAGTCTCTGAAAGAAGTATACGATTACGTTAAAGATATGCCGAAAGTAGTAGTGACAACTACAGCTAAATGCCGTCACTGTAAAACAGAAAACGTAGTGACGATGGAGGGAACCGAATTTTTTTTCGGCT